ACCCTGACAACGACTGTGGTACAAGAGTTGGATGGGCAAGAGCTAACCAGCTTGCTAACAGACGAAACATATCAGAAGATACTATTGCAAGAATGGCTTCGTTTGCTAGACACTTACAGCACGAGGATGTTCCTTACTCAGAAGGATGCGGAGGGTTAATGGTAGATGCTTGGGGTGGTAGAGCAGGAATAGAATGGGCTAAGAATAAACTAGAAAGAATAAGAGCGTCTAAGCAGTCGTTAAAAAAGTCTAATGTATTACTTACTAAAGATAAATTAGAACTACTAGAGAAACAATCAGACTTAAATAATACCGAAAGATATAAGTTTGGTATCGATGAAGAGCAAATGAAAGTTATTGGTGCAATGCTAATACCTGATAAATTAATCTTAAGAATAGACGAAGAAGGTAATCCTTATTATGTTTACTTTAGTAAAGATACAGTAAAAGCCATAGCAGAAAAAGCTATGAAAAATAAACTTATAGACGTAGTAAATCTAGAACATAACCCAGACCATAAAGTAGATGCATATATGACTCAGTCTTGGATTAAAGAGTCAGATAACGATAAATCTTTATCTTACGGTATGGATGTACCTGACGGAACTTGGCTAGCAGAATACAAAATAGAAGATGATAAAGTATGGAACGAAATAAAAAATGGTACTTATAAAGGTTTCTCTATAGAAGGTATTTTTCAAAACAATATAGTCAACGTTAAATAATATATAAATATATATGAATATTTCTCCGGAACCAAAGGCAGGTTTTATATTTACATTTTTTACAACTGGATTTATGATACAAGATATAGCAATGGCCTTAGTTCTAGGCTTTGTTGGTGCACTAGGTGGTTATGTTTTTAAGCTACTAAAAGACTTTCTTATAAGTAAATCCCGTAAATAGAGCGTCTCTCTCTTTATATTTTTGCTTTTCTATATGTAAGCCTATTTATTTATTGAATAAAGAATCTTAACAACTTTTAAAAATCAATTTTATTATGAATAAAGCTGAATTAAAAGACTTAGTAAAGAACTATTTTTCATTAGAAGACAAAAAGAATATCGAAACTCCAGAAACAGTAGAAGAAAAATTTCAATCAGCTAAATTAGTTGATGGTACTCCTATTTCTAACAAGTCAGAAGACGAGTTTGAAGTTGGACAAGAAGTTTATGTTACTACTGAAGCAGGAGAAGAGGTGCTTGCTCCATCGGGAGAACATGCGCTAGATAACGGTGATGTTCTTGTCGTTGATGGAGAAGGTAAAATTACAGGTCTTCACAAGCCAGGAGAAACTGGTCAAGGATCTTTATCTAAGGAAGAAGATCTTTCTGAAACTTCAGAAGAAGCTTTAGCAGAAGAAACTGTTGAAGAAACTAAAGAAGAGCTACAAGAAAACGAAATCGACGAGCATGGCGACTTACCACTTAATGAGCATTATGAAGATGAGCCAGAAGGTGTAGGTATGGACAAACACAAGATGGAGATTATTGAAGCTATCATGGAAGAAATGGCACCTAAGATAGAAGAGATGCAAAAAAAATTAGCAGAGCACGAAGAAAAAATGGCTGAACATGAAGAAAAAATGAAAGAACATTACTCTTCAGCTGCTAGTGAATCAGTAACTGAGAAAGCTTTTAGTAAAGCTGGATTCGGTTCTAAGCCACAAGGAGAAGGATTAACCTTTAACAATGGTGACTTAAAAGCAATGCAATACGCAAATGTATTAAGTAGGGCTTCAAAAAACAATTAATTATTAACAAACTTTCAAAATTTAAATTATTATGGGATTAGATGTATCAGCATTATCAGACTTCAGTAACGAAGTAGCTGGAAAAGTCGTACCTAAAATTGTATTTGAAGGATACACTACTTCAATACTACCGATTCAAGAAGGTATCAAATATCAAGAGCCTTTAAATATCTTCGAAGTAGATCTACAAGTACAAACAGGAGATTGTGTAAGCAATCCTTCTGGATCTTTCGATGCGACACAAAGAACAATTCAAGTTACACAGAGAACATCATACGATGGTCTATGTTTAGATAACTTAAATCCAAAATACTTAGGTATTTCGGCATTAGACAGAGGGTCTTACAATGAGACTTTCAAACTTGCTTCTGTATACACAGAGCAAATTGTAAACCAAATGAAGAAAAGCGATGATGCTTTCTTGTGGAGTTCAAGCGGACTAGGAGTATTAACTTCAGGATCTACAGCAGGAGTTGTAGTACCAGATGCAGCTACAGGATCAGTAACATCAGGTAACATCATTGACAAAACAGACGCACTTATCGAAAACTTAAGTAGCGATGTTGCAGACAGAGATGACCTTACTATCTGGATGTCAGTTGGTAACTTTAGAAAATTCATTACTGCACTTAGAGGACTAAATAACTATTACTTCGACCCAAGCTCTATTTCTAATAGAACTGGAATCTTACAAATAGCTTATCCATTCCAAAATGTAAAAGTAGTAGGTACAAGCGGTATTTCTGGAGACAGAATGTGTTTAATGCCTGATGCTTATGCAGTAGTAGGAACAGATCTACTAAGTGATGTAGATAACTTCCAAATGTGGTATGATTATAATGCAGACCAACTTAAACATAGATTAAAATCTAAGTTAGGTGTGCAAGTAGCATTCCCGGAATATATCGTTTCAAACGACGAATCAGCTCAATAAGAGTAAAAGACAATTGGGGTCTTTAATTAGGCCCCTTTTATTAACCTAATAAAACATTAAACTATGGCATGTGAAATAACAAGTGGATTTTCGTTAGCGTGTAGAGACAATAGCGGAGGAATAAAAAATATTTATATTCTTTCTGGTTCTGTTGATACAGTAGGCGAAGCTTCAGAAGGCTTAATTAATGCAATATCAGGATCAGGTGTCTTTTATAAATTCGAACTGACTAAGAACACAGGAGACTTTACAGAGACTCCAACAGTAAGTTTAGAAAATGGTACAGTATTTTATGATCAAATCATAAACGTAGCGTTCCATAAACTACAATCGTCAATTAGAAATCAAGTTAAAGTATTAGCTCAAAACCCAGACCTAAAAATTATTGTTGAAACCAATAATGGTACTGAAACTCCTTACACAGGTAGATATTTCTACGTAGGTAACAGGAGAGGAGCTACTTTATCTGGAGGAGCAGGAGCAACAGGTACAGCATTTGGTGATGCTAACCAGTATGCACTTTCTTTCCAAGGAATCGAGCCAGAACCGGCAGAGGAAATCTCTACTAGTGATGGTGCTTTAACAGGCGTCTTATCTGGAATTACAGTAGGCAGTTAATTATACAATAACTAAAGGGGGAATGGTTGTAAAAGATCGTTCCCTTCTTTTTTAAACAAATAAATGATAAACTTAATAAAAGAGGGTACTTCGAATACTATAGCAATTAGTCCTGCTACTGCATCTTTGTATCACGACGTTCAAAGTGGATCATTTAGACTAGACATTGTACAAGACTATGATATGTCTAGTGCAAGTATAGATTTAGATAAGTTAGCACCAATACCTGCAGGGTATTATAATAACTATCTTTTATTTAGTGTACCATCCAGTCTTATACCGTCTCAGAGCGGTAATTATACTTATACGTTAGTAGAAGGTATTACAGGTACAGGAATATGGGCTAATACAGCAGAACAATGGGGTCTTGCTGACTTTAAATGGACTGCAGAAGGTTCTTTCCAGAGTGATCGTAACATTGACGTAGGAAGAGCAAGAGTTGTAGGATTGGATAATCCTTCGTATATTAGTTATACCGGTGCAGACCAAGACGGACAATATACAACTTATCATAAATAATTATGGCGAAAAAAGAAACTAAATTACATTTTGCAAAAGTAGAAAGATTTTCTACACCAATAGCTAACTTTAACGAAAAGCTACAGGGGCATTATGTAAAAAGTGGAGACGATAATATGTTTCCACATTACCTTATAGAATTATACAATAGATCTGCAATACATGCAGCTTGTGTAGATTCAATTGTCCATGGCGTTATAGGACAAGGACTAACAGCTAATGACGAAGACTTTTTAGAGTATGCTAATCCAAAAGAATCTTGGAATGATATTTTTGCTAAAGTATCTTTAGATTATAAACTACACGGAAGTTTTGCATTAGAGATTATATACAGCAGAGATAGAACTAAGATAGCATCAGTTCATCACATTGACTTTTCAACTATAAGAGCAAAAGAAAAAAATCATAGAGGAGTTATTCCTGGTTACTATATTAGTAATGACTGGAGACAATTTAAATCTCATACAGAAGATAACACTTTATATTTACCTGCTTTTGACTTAATGAAAGCTAAAGATGAACCATCTCAAATCTTTGTCGTACACAACTATAGACCAGGTCAACAATACTATCCATTACCAGATTATAATGGAGCCCTTAGAACCATTGAGTTAGACGTAGAAATAGATAATTTTCATGTATCTAACATAAAAAATGGCTTAGCACCAAGTTTAGTAATAACTACTTATACTAATGGTAGTTCAGACGATGTAACAGCTATAGAAGGAATGCTAAGAAACAATTACGGTGGAACAGACAATGCAGGTTCATTAATTTATATGGACGTAGATTCACCAGAAAATAAACCAGACATTACACCTATTCCTCAGAATGGTGCAGATGGTTATTATACAGCTATCAACGAAATGTCTATACAACAAATATTAACTGCTCATAGAATTACTTCTCCTATGTTATTAGGTATAAAAACTGAAGGACAGTTAGGAGGTAGAGCAGAACTTATAGATGCTAGAATTTTATTCGAACATAACGTAATAGAACCTATGCAGCAAGATATACTTAGACAGCTAGAGGGTATACTACAGGTAAACTACCCGGATATAGTTTTAGGAGTAAATACTAAAACATTATACGAAGATGGAGAGGTAGAAGAAGAAGTAGTAACTTCAGTAGAAGTAGATGATGCAGAAGCTCAACAAGTAGAAGAACAAGATACAACTAACGTAGAAGAT